TAGAGAAGCAGCTTTTCTGCCTGACGGGCAAAATAGAGCGGCTTGCCTGTGTATGTGTTGTCATTGAGTTCGCGGAACCTTCGCATAGACACACGCTCAAGTTCATATTTGCCGTGATACAGACTGATAATTTCGAGAAAGTCAGCTGGCAAAGTCAGGCTTGTTGTTGCGCTTGTGATGGACACCTCCAGCACCTTTTCGGACATTGGTGTTCTCAACTGTCGCTGGATGCGGGCGATCCCTTGGTCAATGAACCGAGTAGTTAAAGCCGATGTGATGTCATTACGGTTCAGCACATCTTGGAAGTTTTGCTTCAGATCGCCGTAATTCATTGTTTAGGTTTTCCTGTTCTTTCGTTTTGGACGCGGTTTCGCTGTCTTTGCTGCCGCGCGAAACTGAGCAGCCGTGGGCGCACCTTTGGTTCCCGGGCGGCGCATTTTCTCACCGGAACCAGATTTGATGCGTTTGCGCTTGGCGTGGATGTTTGCATATAGCCCCCTAGTCATGCGGCTAGACCCTCTTCTCTGTTGTCAAAAACGCCTCCAGATTTTCAGCCTTCAGTCGTTTGACGATTTCTGCAGCGGTGTGTTCGCCGTTCATGATGTCAAAGCCTTCGCGCATCCATTTCTCGACAATCACAGTCGGGATGCTTGCAACACGCATGAAGTCCCCTTCTCGTGTGTTTCGAGAGGCGTCTCGTTGTTCTTTGAGGCTGTCGAGGAATGACTGGTTGATATTCTGGGTGTGACGTCTGAAAACGCCGTCAGCATCTTCATCGTAATCGGTGTTGATGCCGATCAGATTGATGTCTTTTTTCATGTTTGATTTCTCCTTGTGGTGGGAAGCAGTGAGACGGGCACGGTAAGGAGAGCGGAACCCGTGTTGGTCCCGTCTCACGCTATCAGTTCACGGCCTTATGACAGGCCAGTAACCATTGCCGAAGCAGACTGGTTCATGTGCTTGAGTGTGAGTTCACCGACAATGAAGTGTTTGTCGCTGTCGCCCGTCTTGGACAGGAGTGTCCGTGAGAATGGGCGAAGCACACATGTGCGCCACATTGTTGGGTCAAGCAGGAACGCATGTGTCGTCAGCTGGTGACGGTTCAGCACAACTTTGAGTGTGCCGTATGGGTTCACCATGATGTCGACAGCGTTCACGAGAGTTGTAATCTCGTCATTGAATGTCCGCTGACGGCCTGATGAGCCAGTGAAGCCAGCGACGATTTCAGCGTCTGCTGGTTTGATCATCAGAAGTGTTGGGTCGCCACCTGCCGTGTAGCAAGCTTCGTGAGCGTCAAGAAGCTTTGCTTCGGTAAGGGCGTCTGTTGCGTTTGCACCAGCGTCGATTGAGTTGCCAGCAGCAATCTGTTGGGTTGCTGAAGCCATCTCGCGAGCAGTTGATGAGTCGCCTGTGACAGCGGCATTATCAACGCCGACGAAAGCTCGCTCGACGTCGCGTTTTATCTCTTTCAACGCTTTGCCAAGTTGGTAGGCCGTCTCTTTGGCTCGTCCGTATGTCCGAATAGCATCGGCAGTCGAGCTGACTTGAAACGCCTTAGTCATGATTTGGCAATTATTGGTTCGAAGTGTGGTTGGCGAGAGTGTTGCCATGCTTGGGTCTGCGCCTTCAACTTGTGCGTTGTTAGCAGCAGCTGCGAGGCTGTCTTCTTGCCATTCTACAACACGGGCCGAAGCTTTTTCGCTGCGGATTGTGCTGTACAGGGGGGTATCGGTTGGTGAGATGTCTGTGATGATATCACTGACGTCCTCCGCTTTACCGACAATGTCGTAAGTGGTGTATGTAGCCATCGGATTTTGTTCCTTCCTGTAGCTGTTGGGTTAGTTTTCCCAGCGGCTCATGAGGACAGATGCGATGTCTTCAAGATCACCTCCGCGATTATTTCGGAGGTTTTGACGTTGTTTGTCGATGTCTGCCTTGCGACGGACAGTGGCATTAGGTGGTGACTTCTGTGAACGCAGAACCTTCTTTTGGGTTGCTGCTTTCTTCTTCACAGTAGCCACTCGTTTGCCTTGGTCATAAAGCCTCGCCTTGTTCAAGATTTGTATCACTGCAGGGTCGACATAGCTGTCCACCTGTTCTTGTGGCAAACCTTGGGCCACAGCGTAGCTGCGGATGTCGGCGTAGGTTTCGTTTGACCAGTCAGGAATTGCTTCTTGAAGTACCTTTACAGCTTCTTTTGCTGCTTCACGTTGAGCAGCCTGATGCTGTTTCTGGATTTCTCCATAGAATTGATCTGCTTCCTCTCTTAGGAAGCGGACGTCTTCGGATGCTGCTTGAGCTTCCTTGCGAAGCGCAGCAAAGTCTTCCGCATCCATCGTTTTGGATGCCAGAAGCATGTCCACGTCAGAGTAAGGCTTATAGCGTTCCTCTGCACGTTTAAGCATCGCCTGAAACAATGCGTCAGATCGTTGAAGTGCATCTTCAGCCTCTTTGCGCTGAGAAGCGACTTGCTGAGACTTGCGAGTGAGTGAAGCTTCCTGACCGTAAAGTCTCTTGAGTTCCGATACAGTTGCCCGATGCGTTTCGCCGTTTTCGACAATTTCGACTTCAGCGTCATCAGGGATAACATTACTGTCAGCCTGATCTTCGTCATCAGTTTCATCGTCGGCATCTTCGGTTTCCTCGTCTTCTTCGGGGGCTGTTTCTTCATCAAGGTCAACCTCGGTGGTTTCTTCCTCGTCTAACTCCAGAGCACCGTTTGTCTCTTCTTGTTCGGTTTCTGGAGCCGCCTCCTGCTCGTCGTCGGATACCGTCTCCGGGTCCTCCCAACGCGCCAGAATGGCGTCTTCGGCGTCATCGATTTCGAGTGGCCGTCTTTCGGTTGAAAGCGTGTTTTGGACGTTGTTCATGGTC